CAAGGCCGACCACCCGTCCCGCCACAAACTCCACCTCCTGCGCCGTCGGGCCCGCCACCTCAAGGTACTCGTTATAATCCAAGCTCCAACCCGGTAAAATATCGGGATGGAGAACGCCCTCGTGGCCGGCCACCTCAAGGTACTCGTTATAATCCAAGCTCCAACCCGGTACCATATCAACGGGGAGAGCCTCCCCGGGGGAAAGGGCCAAATGCGCAACCTCCAAGGTCTGGACCTCTCGCACCCGAGATAGCTCCTGATGGCCGAAGAGTAATTCGAACCCCCGATGGCAGAGTGGAGCTTCGACCTCCGAGATCCCCAACGCCTTCTCCTGCTGTCGAAACTTGGCCTGATGGCCGAAGAGTAACTCGAACCCCCGATGGCAGAGTGGTCATTGAGCCTCCTCGAACTTCACCGAGTAGCCCATCATCATCTCCATCAAGAACTCCCGGAGGTCGACCACCCCTTGGAGGCCGCGGCGGAATGGTTCGCCTCCCCGCACTCGGCGCCGCAGCAAATGTAGGCTTAGCTGGGTATACTGGACTAGAGATTGGAGATGCGATCAATAAAGCAACCCCCGCACCGGGACGGAATCTTGACTATACAGACATCGTTGATCTAGATCTTAGGCCGTCTGAACTAGCCGGCGGCTTTGAACAGGCTGCGGATTATCTTAGTCCGCTGGTAGACCCATCAGCGTATGAGGCTGTTTGGGACTCTATGTGGAATGACGATGATGAATAGGAACTTACAATGAAAACTACAAAAGCACAACTCAAGCAACTAATATTGGAAGAACTTGTTAAAGAGAACGAGAGAGAGAAAATGTATGATCTTTTACAAGGTCAAATGCCACCGCCACACTCTATGGGCTTGGGTAAAGACGCAACAGAAGCTTCTATGACACCTAATGTCGAAGTGGAGGCTGAAAATAAAATGTCCGATGCAGTGCTGAGCCTACAGCAAGCCGGTTATACGGCAGAAGAGATAGTTCAGATGGTAATGGATGCCGTTAGTTAAAAAACTCTTGACAAACGCATCTCAGTGTGTTACCTTATACATAGTGCAAAGAAATATACACTCTGAGGAACAATGTCTGCAGGTCTTATGTTTATTGTCTTGTGCGCCATAGTGGCCGCATATCTCTTCGGCATGTTTAGTGCTTTTATGATCGCTGATCGTAATAGCTTGAAGGGCCAAATTAATGACTACCAGAGAGCCCGTCAAAGAGAACTGAATCAAAAATACTATAATAGCTGGGATCACCCAACCTATTAGGAAATAAAAGGTGTAACTTGAAGTTTGCTCATATAGCCGACACGCATATAAAAAATTTAAAATATCATTATGAATACAGAGCCGTTTTCGAACAATTATACGATGTTCTTAAGAAAGAGAAGGTTGACTGTATTGTACATTGTGGAGATATAGCGCACACAAAGACGCAGATATCGCCAGAATTTGTTGAATTGTGTTCTGATTTTTTTCGTAATCTGGCATCCATTGCTCCAACTTATATTATCCTCGGCAATCATGATGGTAATTTAAAAAACAGCAGTCGACAGGACGCTCTTACTCCCATTGTCGATGCTCTTAATTTACAGCACTTGCATTTGTTGAAAAATTCAGGCGAAACTGACTTGAATGATCAGTTCTGCCTGAATGTGCTTTCAGTGTTTGACGAAGACAACTGGCGCGCCCCAACCAATAATAATAAAATTAATATTGCTCTTTATCATGGCTCCATTTCTGGGGTGAAGACAGATACGGGCTGGACTATGGAGTCTGGAGAGCACAATGTTAATATCTTTAATAATTTTGATTTTGCATTCTTGGGAGATATTCACAAAACGAATCAAGTGTTGGATAAAGAGGGTCGAATACGATATGCTGGAAGTACAATTCAGCAGAATCATGGCGAAACAAACGACAAGGGACTGTTGTTATGGAATATTCAAGACAGGGATACCTTTACCTGCGAACACATCGCGTTTAAGAATCCAAAACCGTTTGTCACAGTAGCTTTAACGCCAAAAGGAAGAATCCCCAGAGGAACAAAAGTTCCCAAGGGCGCCCGTTTGCGCTTGGTATCAAACAATAACCTTCCTCTAAGTCGCATGAAGCGAGCTATTGACATTGCAAAGCATAGATTTCGACCTGAGGCAATTACTTTTCTCAACAAGGCTGCCGGTTCACGAGGCAGTGTTGATTCTTTGACGAACACCATTATTAAGGAGAATCTGCGCGATATCGCCGTGCAAGAAAAGCTAATGCGCGAGTACTTGGGCGACTATGAGATCGGGGACGAATTAATGACGCGCGTTCTAGACTTGAATAAGAAATATAACAAAATGGCCGAAGAAGACGAAGAAGTCTCCAGAAATATCAATTGGCAACTAAATTCTTTGAAATGGGACAACTTGTTTAACTATGGAGAAGGTAACGAGATTAATTTTGCAAATTTAAATGGTGTTGTTGGGATCTTCGGCAAGAACTATAGCGGTAAAAGTAGCGTCATAGATTCAATTTTATATACAATGTTCAACTCTACTTCAAAAAATGAGCGTAAAAACTTAAACATAATCAATCAAAATAAGAATTCTTGTACTGGCGAAATAAACATTTCAGTTGGGGATACAGAGTACGATATTACGAGAACTTCAGAAAAATATGTTAAGAGACTCAAAGGAGAAGAAACATTAGAGGCAAAGACGGATTTAAATTTTGAATGCAAGAATAAGATTACTGGCGCTTCTCAAAGTATGAATGGTCTCTCCAGAATCGAAACAGACAAGAACATTCGCAAAATGTTTGGGACCCTTGATGATTTCCTGTTGTCCTCTTTAGCAAGTCAGCACGATTCGTTAACATTTATTAATGAGGGCTCAACTCGTAGAAAGGAAATTTTAGCCAAGTTTTTAGATCTTGAAATTTTTGAAAAGAAATATAGGCTATCGAAAGATGATGCATCGGATTTGCGAGGCGCACTCCGTCGGCTGCAGGATAGAGAATTCGATGAAGAGATAGCTGCAGCGACAATCGAGCTATGCGAAAGCGAAGACAGTATTGCAACAAAGAAAGAACAATGCAAGAAATATCAAGGCTCAATTGATAAAACGCAAAAAGACTTGCAAAAAATCGAGGCGGAAATAGCATCGATACCAGCAGAAATTATCGACGCGATTAAGACGAAGCAAGAAATTGCCACCTTAGAACGCCAGAATGTCGCACTAAATTCGAAAGTGATAGAAGACAAGCAAGATCTGAAAATAAGAACTGATTTGTTTCAAAAGATATGCAACTTTCTGACAAGCATTGATATTGATAACTTAGAAAACAAAAAGCTTAAGATTGATGAACATAACAAAGAGCTTGACAAACTATACACAAGGTTATCAAATATCGAGAAAAAAGCTACTCTGCTCAACGGAATCCCGTGCGGAGATTCTTTTCCTAAATGCAAATTCATCCGAGATGCAAATGTTGCAGTTTCGAACAAGGAATATGTATCACAAGATATAGAACAAACTCGGGAACAAGTCGGGAAGCTAGATCCCGATGAGACACTAGGGCAAATTGACAAATATAACAAGATAAAAGATAAAAAGAATGAAGTGTCGACCGTAGTTGCAGAATTGAACCTATCTATCGAAAGGAACGCAAATACTGTCGAAAAGAATGTCAACAAAATTACGGCTTTAATAGAAAAACTAGAAGAATATAACAAAAACAAGAAGGTAATCGACAATTTAGAAAGCTTGGTGGCTCGTTCTAAAAAGTTGAAAGAAAGTGTTCGAGAAACACAAAAAAGAAAATTAAGATGCGATGAACAATTAACAAATCTTTATGTAGATCACGGCTCTTTAGAACAAAAGTTGCGAAATTTGGAGGAACAAAAGCAAGAATACCAAGACTTGCATCATGAGTATGCTGCATTTGATTTATATACGCGATGCATGCATTCAAACGGGATTGCTTATGATATTATTAAGCGAAAGCTTCCGATTATCAACGAAGAGATAGCAAAAACTCTGGCAAATATTGTAAATTTTGACATCTTTTTTGACGATGATGGAAACAAGCTGAACATCTTTATCAAACACCCGAAACATGAACCTAGGCCGATTGAAATGGGCTCGGGAGCAGAAAAGACAATAGCCTCTATGGCTATTCGTATGGCTCTCTTGTCGGTGTCTAACCTTCCGAAAGGAAATATTTTTATTTTAGACGAGCCGGGTACCGCACTTGATGCAGAAAACATGGAAGGTTTCGTAAGAATCTTGGACATTATTAAGACATATTACAAAACGATCTTGCTAATATCACATATGGATAGTTTAAAAGACAATGCAGATATAATCATCAATATAGATAAAAAGGAGGGATATGCACATGTCAACTGTTAAAAAGCTTACAATGAGAGAAATGCTCGAAATTAAGCGACATTTGGATTCTGGCTCGCTCAAGGTGAGAGTGTTAGAAATAAATGAAAACGATGACGGATCAGCTAATGTTAGCTTAGAAGTTAACGAGGAATTTGTCAACTGGTTCAAGGAAAGGGAGGGCCTCAAACGCTGGAGTAACAAGAGATTTCAAAAGTTTTTTACGGAAAACTTGCAGAATCTGCTTAATTCCAAGCCTCAAAAATAAAAAATAACTATTTATCGTCAGGAGGATAATTTTATGAGAAAAGGAACTCTTGACCGTATTTTAGAAAAAGCAGTTTCCAGAAAACTGTTTACTTTTTTGACTGCGACGGGACTCATGATGTGGTCTGATTTAGACTCAGAAACATGGGGTATGATTGCAGTTGTGTATATCGCTGGACAAAGCGTTGTTGATGTCATGAAGGCATATCGATTTGGCGACTCTGGAGAAGTATGATGAGTTGGCTGACATGGGAGGCTACCAAGCTTTTTGCAAAAAAGGCTTGGATTTGGTCTAAGCACCATTGGAAAATCCTTGCTCTGGTGGCGTGGACTATCGTAATTTGGTTTGTGTCTAGGAAAAATGCAAGAGCCATGTTAAAGGTTCTGGAAACTACGCGCCAAAGCTATGAAGATGAAATATCTGCCTTAAATGAAACTCACGAAGAAGAAGTTGAAAAGATCACGCTAGCGATGGAAGACTACCAGCGCGTTATATCAGATCTTGACAAAAACTACAAAGAGCAGACCGGGAAATTAACTTTTGAGAAAAGAGAAAAAATTCAAGAATTGATGGACTTGCACTATCACGACAAGGAAGCATTTAGCGATGCTGTAGAAAAGGAATTTGGATTTAAATATGTTGAATAAGATCATGACGCTGTGCATTTCTGCTAACTTGGTATTCGCTCCTGTAGCACATGCTGATGAAGAACAGCCTATGTTTACAAATCTGGAGCAAGGAGAAGAAGCGCCGTTTGCGGGGACGCTATTTAACCCAGCGGCGACAGCACAGTTAATAGCAGAAAGTCAGTTTAATATGTCAGAATGCGATTTAAAAGTAGAGTACGAGTGTGGCCTCGTTCGCGCGGACTACCAACTACAGTTGAATGTTTTACAAGCAAGATATGATTCTTTGGATGAAAGGCACACCTTATTAATGGATATCAAACAGGCAGAGATTGATACATATCGAAGTATGGCTATCGACCAGCCAAACAGGAATAACCATTGGTGGTTAGCAGGAGGAGTCGTCGCCGGCATCGGATTGACCCTTGGAGTCTTGTTTGCATCTCAGGAGATTCAAAATTAATGTCTTCTTCTAAAAAAGATTTAAACTATATTGCCAAGATAGAGCAAGCGATAGCAGAGAAATATGGGGCAGAAACAGTTCAGAATCCTAAAAGCGGGTGGAGCCCGCAGAAAGAAGAAGAATACCGAGAGCAGGTAAAAAAATTACAAGAAAAAATTAATTTATTAGAAGAGAAGACCGAGAAGATTGAACTATCGGGATTTTTGGTTTCAAAAAGGCTACTTAATAGAGATAACAAAAGAACCTGCCCTATATGCGAAACATACTCGTTTAAAAGCGAAGACGATGTGTATATGAAAAAATATGAATGCTGTTACAAGTGTTATATAAGTCATGTCGTAGATCGCGAAGAGCGTTGGGAAGGCGGCTGGAGACCAAAAAAAAGTGAGTGATAAGCTGAATGAATATGCCGATGATCCTGCGCGCCCCGGCAAGCGTATAGAAAAGGATGATGCTTCGATTCAACGAAGAGAGATGATTGATTTGCTACAGAGCATGACAAATGCTTTAGATGCTTTAGTATATTATGCAACACCCAGCCGCGGCCCGGGTCTTCCGGGAATTGAGAAATCCATAGGATCTTCCTTAACTCAGTTAGCTTCCGGGGAACTGAAAGAGTCCCAAATTAAAGGTTCTGAGCTTAAGCAAATTGTAGCAGAAGAGTTACAAAAGTTGCTATATGAATCGCACACAAAAGAACAGGAAGAAGAGCTTAAAACTATTGTTGGCGAATTAGAGAAGGCATCCGAAATGCATGCCGGTCAAGCAAAGCGTATCCAACAGATGCTCGATGAAACCGATGACGACAAATTGGAAGAAGGCGAGAAGAAAAACTGCGGATGTGGACAGGATCCTTGTAAAACTTATGGAATCCAAGAAGAAAAAGAGCTTGAAGAAAAAAAAAATAAAGACGGCAAGGAGCAAGGAGCCGACGGAAAAGCTTGTTGGGATGGCTATAGGCATGCTGGAACAGAAGATGGTAAGGATAAGTGTGTCCCAGTGAAAGAATCAACTCAAATTAAAGGTTCAGAGCTTAAGCGAATCGTAGCAGAGGAATTGGCAGCTATAACCGAAAGTGGGGATCACCCCGAGAATTCTATTCTTAACCTCATGAATTCTTCGGATATTCTGGGCGGCGACAACCGGGTTTACCCTCAATCAACACTGCAAGGACAAGGGACGCCGCCACTGGAGAGTCTATATCAAGACGAGAGAGGCTGGTACGAGATCATCGAAGATCCGACAACGAGAACAACTCGCAAGAACTATTATCCCGGAGTAAAGGCCGATCTTGAGCGAGAACGCCGCCTTAACCGTATGCTCTATAAGGGAGGTCTAGAGGACCTTGAGAGCAAGATACCTAGAAATCGTAATCCCGGCTATGTAGGAATAGACGATGTTGCCCAAGGGCAACCATTTCAAGTCACCCCTAAAGATTTGCCTAGCCCGGGTCCTCAAACAGGCATATCAAGCAGAGGCTTGAGTCAACTTTCAAGAGAGGCCGATGCCGTTAGAGATATTGTGGCGCCCATCACCGCTGCAGCCACCGCTGCAAGAACAAATCCTGCAGCGTTAGCTCGAAACATCGCCAGCGCAGTTGTCGCCCCAATCACAAGCCCCAGAACTGCTTCTGCACTTAACCCTGCAGTAGGCACTCCTGCCGCTTGGGCAAGAAATCTTCGTGCAATTCCTAAAAACCCCTCGGTCTTATCCAGAGGCCTCGGAGCATTAGGAGCAGCCTCCACTCCACTGGCCGTCGCCGGCGCATTTGACCTCGGACAAAGAGGTGCTACTGGTTTAGGTAAAGCGATGGGTATAGTCCCGACTGATCCGGAGACGGGAGAAGCAAGATACGGGCTGTACGACGCAGATACTTGGGAAGCTGTCGGAAGTGGTCTTGCCCACTACGGCGGAGAGGCATGGGATGGCCTCAAGTCCCTTTTTGAAGACGAAGAGCGCCTAAATAATTTGATTAGAGAAGAGCTTCAAACTTTAATGTCATCTAAAAAAAAAAGATTAATAACTGAGGACGATTCACAAGCGCTAGCCCAGGCAGCGTATGAGAAACAGCTTGCCGCAGACAGAGCTAATAAGGGATGGGATATCCTAATGCGAGCATTCGGAAAGCAAGAATCCGGTGACGATCCTACTGCTCTTTCTGGTGCCGGCGCCTACGGAAGATTCCAAATTATGCCAACTATGTGGACAGCTTGGCACAAAAAAGCAGAAAAATATTATGGACTACCAAAAGACTCACTCAAGGAGCAGAAAGATAACCCTCAGAACCAGTATTTGGTTGCTCGGTATCAGATGCAAAAATACTATGATGAATTTTCAGGTTACGGGGAACACTCACCGCACGGCACTGTATGGGGAGATATAGCTGCAGCGTGGTACGCCGGCGAAACAAAGGTGCGCAGAGCATATCAGGCAAACGAAGCAATTGCCGCTGGAAAAAAACCTAGTAAGAGACAACAGCAAGCTTTGGATTGGGTATCTTCTAGAGGCACTTTCCGTGCCGATCCCAAAGACCGATCGACAATAAAGAATTATTGTCGCAAAGGTTTGGACCCCACTCGACCTGAAGAGATTGCGTGCCCGGAAGAGCCAAGAGTTGGAACCTATGTTGATCAACTTCTTAGCAAAGCAGAGGCGATGAGGACACCCCAGCCGCCGGCCCCCCCAAAGCCCGAATCAGATGATTATATAGCCGATGCCCGAGAGGCAGTCAGAGTACCGCACGAATTCTATACGGATCCGGCCGGTGATTCTCCATCGCCCCGCTCACCACCACCTCGATCGCCAACAGCGCCTCCCGAGAAAGAGCCGGCAGGTTCGACTGACAATCCCGAAGTGATCGTTAAGGCGGAACCTCTTGTCGAACCCCCACCGTCGATAACCCACGACGATGAGATGGTGATAACACAGCCGGCTGCAACGAGCAAGCAAGATGAACGGGAGGATGAAGAGACAGGTGATGTTGTGGATAAGTATTTTTCCAAAGCAGGGCAACAAGCTATCGCATCTGCTGGCTGGGGCACCCCATCGCAATAAAATTAAAAAGAAATGGTTAAAGAAGAGAACAACGAACTAATTATTAACAAGATTTAGTCTTAAAGGAACTCATACAATGGCAGATTCAAAAACCCTCGAAATCATCCGCGGAATCTCACAAGCTGCAGCAAACGCTCATGACGGAGCGCACGACGAGAGATATTCTTATGATGGCGAAGAGAGAAAAGTTGGTCTCAAAAGAGAAGAGGGAGACATCATTCTTGATAGTCGGAGTTTCGATGGTTTTCGTATAAAATTCCACGGACCTCTACTCTGTGTCCACTATCATGGCGAAATTAAAATTAAAGATTTGCACAACAGCAAGTTTGAATCGGAAATTGAGAGTATGATAGCTGATATAGTGAAGTACCTCAAAAAAGAATACAAAAAAGTCACAGGCAACGCGCTCACGCTATCCAAAGAAGGAGAAATCGATATAGATGTTCAGAGTACCTCTAGGGTTAGAGCTTGGGTTCAGGCACACTGTTATTACAAGATTGGAGGCTTGTCCGATGTCGAAGAAGTAGGGCAAGGCTCTGAAGATCGCATCGATGATGCAATTAAAAAGTTCTTAGCAATCGGCAAAGAACAATATCCGGGTACAAAAAAATCTAAAAACATAACAAGGAGCAAAGAGTAATATGATACTTGATAGACTACAAGAAATTCTAAGCGAACTGTCTTTAGCCGTTAGAGATGCTGAAAAATTTGACAATGGAAACGCATCCGCTGGACGCCGCGTGCGTAAATCTGCGATGCAAGCCATCAAAGAACTTAAAGACTTGCGCTCAGATGTAATGGGCGAACTGCACGACCGCAAAGGCGACTAATAAATAGGCAAGAATATTATGTCATACCAGCTTTCAAAAAATGAAATTTTGAAAGAGATCGTTAAGTGCGGGAAAGACCCAGTTTATTTTTTAAATAACTACGCAAAAATTTCACATCCTCAAAAAGGTTTAATAGCGTTTCGTACATACGACTATCAGACCACGCTGTTACAGGATTTCAACGCGCATCGATTCAATGTTATCCTTAAAGCGCGCCAGCTTGGCATTTCCACAATTACAGCAGGATATATAGCTTGGCTGATGATGTTTCACCGCGACAAGAATATATTAGTTGTTGCAACAAAGTTTGGCACTGCATCAAACTTAGTAAAAAAAGTAAAATCCATTATCAAAAGAGTACCAGAATGGGTCCAGATAACAGAAATCGCAATAGACAACAGGACCTCGTTCGAACTTTCCAACGGTTCTCAGATTAAAGCCTCTTCCACTTCCGGCGATGCCGGCCGTTCAGAGGCTTTGTCTCTGTTGGTTATCGATGAGGCAGCTCATGTCGAAGGTCTTGAAGAACTGTGGGCCGGCCTTTATCCAACTCTCTCTACTGGCGGCCGCTGTATTGCGCTTTCAACACCAAATGGTGTTGGAAACTGGTTCCACAAAATATATACAGAGGCGGAATTGCAAGAAAATGTATTTAATCCGATTAACTTACCTTGGGATGTACATCCGGACCGCGATAGAGACTGGTTCACACGCGAAACAAAAAACATGTCAAGGAGAGAAATCGCGCAAGAGCTTGAATGTAACTTCAATACTTCCGGCGAAACTGTAATACACCCAGACGATGTTGCTTGGTTAAGTACTTTGGTAAAGGACCCTGAATATAGAACGGGGTTTGATCGGAATTTTTGGATTTGGGAGAAATACGACCCGGCTAATACATATGTGCTCGTTGCGGATGTGGCCCGCGGCGACGGAGCAGATAATTCCACATTTCATATCATAAAGTCTGACACAATGGAGATTATTGCTGAATATCAAGGGAAGCCGAGTCTAGATCAATATGCCGGCATACTATATCGTGCAGGAGCAGAATATGGCGATTGCCTTTTAGTCGTGGAAAATGTAGGCGTAGGTATATCAGTATTGGAAAAGCTGATCGATATGGAATATCCAAATCTTTATTATTCGATCAAGGGTACACACGAATTTGTGGAACAATATCAAGCAGAGGCAATGTCCAATTCTGTCCCCGGATTCACGACTTCTACCAAGACTAGGCCAATTATTGTGGCTAAGCTTGAGGAATTCATCAGAAATAAACTAATTACTATATATTCTCAGAGGACATTTAAGGAGATAACTACATTTATTTGGTATAATGGCAAGCCACAAGCTATGCGCGGATACAATGATGATTTGATTATGGCCATGGCGATAGGTTGTTGGGTTAGAGATACAGCTTTACAAGTTAACAAAAGAGAAGTACAATACAAGAAAGCAATGTTAAATTCTGTGTATGTCGCAAACACCAGCATAAATACATCAGTCAAGGGCATGCAGGGATACAAGAGAGAAGAAGATATGGATAGACATGATAAGGCTAAAAAAGATCATGAAGAATATAAGTGGTTATATAAGGGTTAAAAATGGCAAGAAAGAAATCAGTTAAAAATCGCAGGAACAATAACCCCAGAAATCAAGAGTCGGAGCTTTTTAAAAGGCTAACTAGGCTTTTTTCTGGACCAATTGTCAATTACAGAACCCAAAACATCCGCCGGTACCGCCGCAGACATTTAGATAAATTTAAATTTAAATCTGCTAGTGGAAAACAGTTTAAAAGATCTGACAGCAACCCATTCGCCGCACTAGAAGCGGACATGATGGCGAACCAAAATCGCCAACACAGATATTCAGACTTTGACCAAATGGAATACACTCCAGAAATTGCATCTGCTATGGATATTTATGCAGACGAGATGACGACCTCCAGCGCACTTAAGCCGATGATATCAATCAAGTGCCCAAACGAAGAAATAAAGGTTATTCTCTACAATTTATATAATAATATTATTAATATCGAGCATAATTTATTCGGCTGGTGTCGGACTATGTGCAAGTATGGTGACTTTTTTGTATATTTGGATATCGAAGAGGGGTTGGGAATCAAGTCCTGCGTTGGCCTTCCTCCAAATGAAGTGGAGCGTTTAGACGGCGAAGACGAGACAAACCCCAACTATGTACAGTTTCAATGGAACTCTGGAGGCCTTACATTCGAGAACTGGCAAATTGCGCATTTTCGCATTTTAGGAAACGACAAGTATGCCCCATATGGAACTTCTATTTTGGAAGCTGCTCGCCGTATTTGGCGCCAGCTTACAATGCTGGAAGACGCCGTGATGGCTTATCGTATTGTTAGATCGCCGGAGCGTAGAGTGTTTTATGTAGATGTGGGCGGAATTCCACCAGAAGACATTGAACAACATATGCAAAAAATCATGACTCAGATGAAGCGAAACCAAATTATTGATCCTGAGACTGGACGGGTTGATTTGAGGTATAATCCGATGAGCGTGGAAGAAGATTATTTTGTGCCCGTGCGCGGGGGAGCGTCGACTAAAATTGAAACACTATCAGGAGGCTCATACACGGGCGACATCGACGACATCAAATATCTTAGAGACAAGCTGTTCTCTGCCCTTAAAATCCCAGCCTCCTACCTGTCAAGCATGTCTGAAGAGGGAGGAGGAGACGACAAAACAACTTTGGCTCAAAAGGATATAAGATTTGCCAGAACAATCCAGCGACTTCAGAGAGTGATCGTTAGCGAAATAGAGAAAATTGGTATAATTCACCTTTATACTCTGGGTTATCGTGGAGATGATTTACTAAGCTTTAAAATCTTACTAAATAATCCGTCAAAAATGGCAGAATTACAAGAATTAGAGCACTGGAAGGCGAAATTTGATGTTGCTAGCGGCGCCACAGAAGGCTTCTTTAGTCGCCGCTGGATTGCGCAGCACTTATTTAGCATGGACGATGAAGACTTTCTGCGTAATCAAAGAGAAATGTTTTACGATCGCAAATTTGAAGCAATGCTTGAAGTCGAGGCCGAGTCGGTGATCCAAGCCGGCTCGATCGAAGCGGAAGCCGATGCTTTGGACATAGCAGAAGATGAAGGCCTGCTCGATGGAGGTCCGCCGATGGACGGCCCAGAAGACGAGATTCCAGAAGAAGGTCTGCCGCCAGAGGATGCTCCTCCTGCCGCGGCCGAAGACGAAGACTCGGCGCTTTTAGCAGAACCCGGCAAGCGAGACGACGAGTATTGGGTTAAACATAGGTTCCCCGGCCCGGCTAATCGAGATGTGCACGCATATCATGGGGATCATGGGTGGTCCTATTATCAACCTGCAAAGCGAGATGGCAGGGAAGATACCCGAGGCCAGAACTACCGCGCTCAGATGGGCATGCCAGACGGTTCTTTTGGTGCATCCCAGAGGGCCACCTACCCCGGAAAAAGAGGCGTCGACGGACTTGATAGTATAGTGAAAAGTCTATACGAAACGGAAGACACTATTTATGATGACGAAGAAAGTAGCTTATTTAGCATCAATAATGACACTAGGACATTATTAGAATCATTAGAGAGATCGGAGAATAAAATTAATGAAGACGAAGCATAATAAAAAAAGAAATACCGCTTTTTTGTACGAAACATTGATGGTCGAGTTGACAAAATCAACATTGTCAGAAAACAACGAGACCAAAGAAACGATTATAGAGATTTTGTCAACACACTTTCGGAACGAATCGGTGTTGAGTCAGGATTTAAACATGTATCGTTCTCTATATGAGACACAGGGCGTAGATCCGCGAACAGCAGAAAAGTTGATTGCAGAAGTTAGATACTCTAGAGACCGAAATATCGACAACAAAGAGCTTTTTAACGAACAAACTGCTCTTATCAACATGATCAATAAGAGATTGACAAAACAGGTGTACAGCAATTTTGTTCCCGGATATAAAACTATGGCTACAATATCTCAGCTATTCAACCAGAACATTATGCCAAAACACAGAGTGTTGCTCGAAAAGGAATTGATGGAATTTTTGACCCAAGAAGAAACCAAAGAAAACAACAAAAAGTTGATGCAAATTGATAATCTGGTATATAAAACTTTCGCAACCAAATTTAACGAAAAGTATGGAGATTCTCTTCTTAGCGAACAAAAAGATCTATTAAGCAAGTATATTATGTCGTTTGAAGATAACGGAGTGTCGCTAAAAATGACAATAGCTGATGAATTAAACAGAATCGGCGCCCAACTCCGTGAAGTTTATGAAAATACAGAAATATTGTCAGATGAAGATATGGTTCTGGCGACGAAAAAGGTTGAAAAAATGGCTGAAAAGTTTAAATCGGAACCAGTTAACGAATCTATGCTTAAAAATATCTTAAAAATGCAAAAACTAATTCACGAGATTCGAGAGTAATGTCAATAGAAGTGTCAATAACAGATCCGCAAACGGACGATGATCAGAAGCGTACCGAACCGGGCGAAACGCAGCTTAGTGTTAAGCTTAATATGCGAAAAGGCTCAGACGGCTCTGTTATGATATTCGATCATGAAGACATTGACATCATAATACTTCCAGAAAAGTCAAAAATTGTCGCACTACCCAAGGACTTGATAACAGACGAGACTTACGAAACACAAAATCAGCTCTTTAAGCATTTAGCAAAGAAGGGCGTTATTGAATATGATAGTATCAAAGGCGCCTCGGTATATGGAGCTTTTGAAGCGACAATACAAAAGTCTGTATTTGAAGGAGCGAATCCGATACAGTTAACTATATTGCAAATTGCTAAGTTTATTGAAGATGAGCGGCCGTATTTTGAAGCGGAAAAGGCTTATTTTGACAGAGAAGAGAAAAAGCTACTAGATCCAGACACGGACGACTCTACGGATCTTGGAGAAGTCCCACACGAAGAGACAAAAGGCTCTCTCCGCCCGGGATGGATTCGAGGGCCATACGGTATTTACGATATGTATCGGGTGTAAGATTGAGTTTATTATTTTTTGTTCTAGCGGCTTACGGCCTAACTCAGATATTAGTCTATGGTTCGATATTCGACTCCGTAAGGCCCACTAAAGGAAAATTAGGAGAATTATTTCATTGCCCCATGTGCATAGGCTTCTGGGTCGGGGCATTTTTGTTTGGAATAAACAAATACACAGAACTATTTACATTTGAATACACAATTGCCAATTTATTCATCTTAGGGTGGCTATCATCAGGAACTTCTTATATATTTAACATGGTTTTTGGCGACTGCGGCATAAAGATACAATTTAACGAAACAAGGAGTGGACATAATGAAGACCAACATTTGGACTAACAAGTGGCATTTGCAACCTGTCCGGCGCTGCTGCAAAGGATCTTAGCTCGCGCGGGTAGCGCCCGCACATAAGGAATATTTATCATGGGTAAAAAACTATTAAGAGAATTTTATGAACTTTGTGAGGGAGGAATGTGCCCAGACATCTTAACAGAGTCTGAAAAGAAGTTTGTTGCTTCTGGCGGCATTATTTTGTCTGGGAAATTGCAAGAAGCTGAAGCTAAGAACGGCAATGGACGAGTTTATCCCAAAAAAATATTAGAGAGGGAGATGAAAAATTACGAGAAGCTGATCAAAGAGAAGAGAGCACTCGGCGAATTAGATCATCCGGACGATTCTGTTATAAACCTTAGAAATTGCTCACACTTAGTAACAGAAGTATGGTGGGATAAGGATAATTCAAATGCAGTTCACGGTAAGATTCAATGTTTGGATACTCCTTCTGGAAAGATTTTACAAGAACTTGTACGCGCCGGCGTAAAGCTGGGAATATCCTCAAGAGGCCTAGGCTCTGTAACGGAAAGTCGTGGAGACACTATAGTCGAGGACGATTTCCAACTAATCTGTTTCGATATGGTTTCAGAACCTTCTACGAACGACGCTTTCATGTTACAAGAGAGTAAAAATAACGATAACAACAACTTAACCAAATCGGATCGCGTGTGGCGCACTTTAAATGAAATTTTAAAAACGGATGAAGAATGAACAAAAACGAATTAAAAAATACGCTAAAGCCTTTAATAAAGGAGTGCATAAAAGAAGTGATTCTAGAAGAGGGAATCCTTTCGGGAATTGTTTCTGAAGTACTGCGCGGCGCCCAGGCTGCAGGTGCAGGCACAATTGTAGAGTCTCGCCAAGCTTCACCTCAAAATGCAGAGACACAAAGGGTTCAAGAGTTTAGAGAACGCGAACAGGCAGAGAAAGAGCGCAAGAGGAAAATACTAGACTCTAGAGAGAAGATGTCAAAAGCTATCGGCAGAGGAGCCTTTAATGGCACAGATCTGTTCGAAGGCACAGAGCCTCTATCGAGCGGCGGCAGTCCGGCAGCATCGCCGTCGTCACCCGGAGCACTTGCAGGTGTAGCCCCCAATGATCCGGGAGTAGACATCTCAACGCTATTTGGATCTAAAAGCTGGGGTAAAATGGTGTAATTATGGCAAGAAGTACAAACATGACTGTAAAGCCGAGAGGCAGAAAAGACACGCCCGAACGAATGATTCGGCGCTTTATCAAAAAGGTTAAAAAAGCTGGGATCATCGACGAAGCCAGAAATCGTAGATATTACGAAAAGCCCTCTGTTAAACGCCGTCGTAAACAGAGTGCAAGAAAAAGAGCTATCGAGCGCGCCATAGCAAAAGAAAAAGCAAAAAAGCAGACTAATTACAGAAGCAATCGTTAAAGGAGCAAATAATGAGAGATCATCACACACATTTACAAAAAGGACATGCAACCTCCGGAGGCCGAACAAGACATGTTGTCAACTTAGTCAAGCCGGGCACAGAGGGCACCGCTGCGATTACAATTGAGAACGGTGATACCTCTGCAGACTCAGCACCTTCGGCAGCAACCGACGGATATGTCAACTTTGGACTCAACAAGACCTTACATATTGTGCTCGACAATGATGATACTACCAGAACTCACACCTTTGTGCTCTGGGGCTATCACTCATTTTCGAAGAAATGGGCAAAGCTGAGCGTTCTTAATCAAGCCGGCGGAACAGACGGAGTATACACAAACCTCGCTGCGCTTTCTTGCGCCACTGGAGAATCTCAATATGTTCTGCTGCCTATTGAAGGCATCGAGCGCATCTATGTCCAAAGAACAGATACGCTGAATCCAGCCGCCAGCAAGACCATGACAGTCTACTTGGGCGTGAACACAATATAAAGAGGAGTTTAGGCTATGCCAAGAAGCGGATGGGCGTATACAGATTTAGGGTACTTTAAGGAGTTGGGCGGACCTACGGGTTCTGTCCAGTTTTTAGTATCACAAACCGAACTAAGCGGAAGTCAGTATTTCGTATATTCTACTGCTTCAAACAATATTGGCATTGGGTTAACGAGCTATCATGGCGTTGGCGACATGGAGATCGGCAAAGGCCTTCCTGCAGCGGAACACAAAGTACACATTGTCGGAGATGTATCTGTAACAGGTTCGATTTATGCCGACAACTATATCATCAAAAATGTATCGCAGGTTGAATCTGATGGCGATACCAAGTTTGGAGACACTTCCGCAGATTACCATGTCTTTACCGGTAGCGTTTCTGTTAGTCAAAAATTGGCCATAGGAATAGACACCCCAGAGACATTACTTCATGTTCGAAACGGAACTGCCGGCACTATTGCAACAATTGACGGAGCAATCTTAACCTTAGAGTCTAACGAAAAGCCCAAAATACATTTTCAGTCTCCCGGCGCTTATGGAGGTTCAATTGTCTTTGGTTCTCCTACCGACAACGACGAAGGGCAGATCGACTACGATCATGGTTCAGATAGATTCCTGTTCAAGACCGGCGGAAACACCAAAATGACGATTTTGGGCTCTAATGTTGGAATCGGAACAAGTAGTCCTTCCCAATTGTTAGATGTCGATGGCACCGCTACCGTGAACGGCTTACAAATTGCTAGTTCTGCAGTGATGGCGAACATCTTAGATGAAGATGATATGGCGTCCGACTCTGCCACGGCTCTTGCAACACAGCAAAGTATCAAGGCCTATGTCGATACTACAGTAACAGCGCAAGATCTCGACTTTCAAGGAGATTCCGGAGGCGCCCTGAGCATTGACTTGGATAGCGAAACGCTTTCTATAGTTGGTGGCACTGGAGTAACGACAGCCGGCTCAGGAAATCAGGTATCTATCGCCACTGACGCAGCGCAGACTCATGTTACTTCGGTTGGAACGCTGACTTCTTTAGCGGTCACTGGCGATTTAACTGTTGACACGAGCACACTCAAAGTGGATTCCACAAATAATAGTGTTGGAATCGGCACTGCCGCACCCGCCGACCAGCCTGACGAAAAGAACGATCTTGTTGTTGGGAATTCGTCAGGCCATCACGGAATGACAATTGCTTCTGGTGTGACCAGCATTGGCACAATCAGATTTGCGCCCAATACATCAGTGAATGACATAGAGGGTTGGATTGATTATTCCGGTAACACCAAAAAAATGAGATTTGGGACAGACGGTTTAAATACCAGAATGACGATCGACAACACCGGGAAAGTCGGAATTGGAACTGGTACAATAAATTCTACTTTAACTGTTGACGGGAATATCGCCGCCGCCGCATCTGGGTACCTTAATTTTGGTACGACAGATGGCTCAAGCGGATATGGCTTTAGAGATAATAGCGGTACCGTAGAGTTTAAGAACTCGGGCGGTTCATGGGCAACCTTCGGAGCCGGCGCCATGACTTCTTATGTTCTTGAAGACGCTGATGGAACAGAGGTGACAGTTGGTGATGGTAACGAGGTTAAGTTAACTGGCGCCGACGGTATCACAATTAATTTTACAGATACGGATCCCGGATCGGACGCGGATCCATATGACCTGACTCTTACACTCGATTTAGCCGCGGCAACAGCCGCAGCAGTCACTGTCAGCGCAGACTCGATTGCGATCATCGATGCGGATGATTCTAGTGCGACGAAAAAAGAAAGCATTGCAGATTTAATCACCGCAGTCGCCGGCGTAACGGCCACCACAGGACTAACGGCCACTAGCGGAGTGCTCGGCGTAACTGATTTGCATCCCGTCGGAGTAGACGGCTCAGCAAACCAACTCTTAACAGACGATGGTGATGGAACCGTTACTTCTGAGGCAAAAGCAAAAGTCGACGGTGCAACAATGACACTAGGCGACGGCACGGCTGAAGACACAGTACTGATGTTTGATGGAAATGCTGTCGACTTTTATGTTGCTTTGGATGATAATGAAGATGACTTTGCAATCGGTGTTGGGAATTCGGTCACGCCGAACAATACAGTAATTGCGATTAATGACTCCGGACAAATTCAGGCAAGAGACGCGTTTGCTGCGAATGTTGCCGGCACATTTGGTACATTTGCCGGCGGAGATACTTCTCCTTCTGTAGCTACCGGTAACTTGTGGAAGACGGACAACAGTACTGCGCACACTATTGATGATTTCGATGATGGCATCGCAGGCCAGACCATAGTGGTCCTCTCAACACACACTGTTACTTTTGATGTGACCAGCACCAATCTCCACGGAGGATCTACAAACATTACCACCGCCAATGGAGACATGACGGTTTGGGCAAACGCAGATGGTACAAACTGGTATCTTGTACAATTTATGGATGTCAGCGCAGATATGTCATCTCCCGCCGCCGCCGGCGGTACGATGAGCAGCTTTAGCTTAGCTGGCGATGCAGGCTCAGCCCAGACGATCGAAAACGGAAACACTCTTACGATATCTGGCGGTACAGGAATCGACACAGCCGCAGGAGCAACAGACACAGCAGTTATTACGCTGGATTTAACAGAAGTAATGACAAACTCAGCAGTCGCCAACGCCGTCTTAACTTCCGACGGAGACGGAACCTTAACTGCAGAAACTGGCTTAAAGTTTAGCTCAACCACACTTGAAATTGGTTCGGATGCATCGTCAATTGTGTTCGGCGCCGACGGCGAAGTACAACTATCACACCAGCACAACACAGGATTAGAGATTATAGCAGCAAACCCAGCAACCGATGGGTGTGTCGGGATGCTCAAACTGACAGCAGAGTCGACAGGAACACCAGCGAACGGCTTCGGCGCAGGGCTTGTTTTCGCGGTCGAAACCGCCGCAGGTTCTCCCGGCAATACAGAAATTGGCGGCGTGTTCGACGCAGAAGTAACAGATACTACAAGTACATCGGAAGATTTTGCCTTTGTGTGGAGACTGATGCAAAACGGCGCCAGCATTTCGGAGCGCATGAGACTTAAATCAGACGGCACCATAGCATTGTCCGCAGGCTCCGCCGGCGATCCAAACATTCTGTTCGATATTAATGGAACCGGAAAATGGCGCCTTGGAGTTGATGATAGCGACAGCGATAAGTTTAAGATTGATGGCGGCAGCGGGCTAGTAGGATCTTCGACCGCTTTCTCAATTAACTCGGGAGGACAGACAGGAGTAGGCTACGGCGGCGACTTTACCGGATACCCAGCTGGCTCAATGCTCCATGTGCAGAATGTTGGCGCAAACTCAGGGATCTGCATACAGCAAAACTTAGCCGCCGCCGGCGGACCCCATCTGTTATTCAGCAAGAGTCGCAACACCACTCCCGGCACAACGGACACCTCTGTAGCAGATAACGACGAGCTTGGAATGATTGTTTGGGGCGGCGCCGACGGCAGTGATGTCATTCCGGCAGCTAAAATTGCAGCAATTACAGATGGCACTATCGCTAACAATCAGATACCAACAAGGATGGAATTTTATGTCGCCGGCGCAGGCGAGAAGCTCACAGCATTCGGCGGTGGAGACACCTTTGCAATGAGAATCATTAACAATGGAACGCTAGAAACTAACAGCGGCCTTGCTTATAAGACAACAATGCATACTGGGGCCGGCGGATCCGCAAACATTTTAGCTACTTCGTGCTTCCATTTAGTTAATACAGCCAGCAATACTCATACTTTAAATTTGCCGGCAGCGAATTCTGTCTCAGCTGGTCAGATATTTATTATCAAAGATGCTGGCAACGCAGGTTCCAACAACATCTTGGTTGTCAGAAATGGCTCCGATACTATTGACGGCATCACATCTTATACGATTAATTCAAACTATGGTTCTATCAGCATTGTTTCAAACGGTTCAAATACATGGCATGTGATATGATATTATTTGCAAAAAACTTTACATTTCATTAATACAGCGTTCTCATCTATAGAAGAGAAAAAAGCTATTTTTGAATCCTCCAGGGCCTCCCGAACAGGGAGGCTCTTTCCTTTGTGGTTGACTACTTAACTGTGCATAATACGCGTGACTGCGCGCCGATCTATGTTATCGACAGTGCAGTTGCGCGTTTTTAAACATAATAATCTTTAGGAGGATTTAATTTTATGGCTTATAAAGCAGATTTACAACAAGGTGGTACATTAACTACCACCAACAAAATTCAATTTAACGACTCTGGAGTTTTCATTCACAGTGATTCCGACGGAAGTCTTGTTATTCAGGCTGACGGAGCCGCAGCTTTGAAGGCTGACTCGCTCAGCCTTCAAAACTCTGCCAACGGTGCACCGGGCGAGCTTCGCATCTTAGAAGACGGCGCCAACGGCACTAACTATGTCGGGTTCAAAGCGGCAGCAACTCTTGGAGGCAACATAGTTTGGCAGCTGCCGAACGCTGATGCCGGTAGCTCCGGATATGCTCTTGTTTCTGATGGATCTGGTGTCTTGTCTTGGGCAGATGTTTCGTCAACCCTTAACATTGATGGTTTGACCGACGGTACTGGCGTGACAATTGCTACCGACGACAAAATAGCGATTTCCGACGGAGGTGCTGAAAAATATGTGGAAATGTCCCAGTTAGAAACCTTCATGGAGACTAACCTTGACACTCTGTCTAATGTAACCACAGTCGGCGCACTTGCTGCTGGCTCTATCGCTTCTGGTTTCGGCGCTATTGACAACGGTACAAGCAACATTACTACTGGTGGTATCCTCAGTCTTGATGCCGATGTCAGTTCCGCACCGGGCAATGCTCAGGTGGCAGTTGGGCAGGCTGGTTCTCTTCGTCTTGGTGCCGGCGGTGACGCTGGTCTCGCTGTTTACGATGACGATCTCTATATTGAGAATGTCACCTCAAACAAAGATCTCATCTTCCGTGCCAATGTCGGCGGTACCTACACTACCGTAGCTACTCTCGACGGCGCTAATGGTCTTTTTGACATCGTGGCTGGAAAGCTAGCTCTTGGCGGCACCGCAGTTTCTGCAACTGCTGCTGAACTTAACCTTATCGATGGCGGTACTGCTCGCGGTACTGACGCTGTTGCTTCTGGAGATGGCCTTTTGGTCAACGACAACGGCACAATGAAGATGACCAATGTCGATACTGTATCGACATATTTTGCTGCCCACTCTGTTGGTGGTACAAATATGGTCACAGTCGGCGCCCTTGACGCTGGTTCTATTTCTAGCGGCTTCGGAGCTATTGACAACGGCACCTCTGGTATTAGAACTAACACCTTTACAGCGGAGACTTCTGTTCTTCCTGATGCTGCTGGTGGCGCTGATCTTGGATCGGCCACCGCCGAATGGGGTGATATCTATATTGCTGACGATAAAGGCATCAAGTTTGGTTCCGATCAAGATGTGACGATAGAGTACGACGAAGATGGCACTGATGCCCTTCTTATCTCTGGTGGAGATGTTGTCCTTTCTGATGACAAAAAGTTCTATTTCGGTACCGGCAAAGATGCTTCAATCGAGTACGATGAGGATGGAACCGATCAACTTCGTCTTGCACTTCCTGCTGCAGGTATGGTGCTTGGCGGCGTAACACCAACGCTTGTCATCGGTGATGCCGGCGCAGAAGACGCCAGCTTACTGTTTGATGGCAATGCTTTAGACTTTCATGTAGGATTAGATGATAGTGCTGATAAGTTAGTTATAGGTAAGGGTGGCACGCTTGGATCATCGACTGCTATAGCAATTGATACGAACTTGAAGTCTACATTCGGTGGCGATGTTCAAACCAATTCTGCTCTTATCGTGGGTGAGAGCCTTAAGTATTCTAGCATGTTCAAGGTTAGTACCACAGTTGGTACAGGCGAAAATATCGCAGCCTCCGCTAGTGTTATTTTGGTTGATTGCCAATCCGGTGCAGATTGCCTCATGAACTTACCAGCTTCTAGCGTTGTTGGAGCAGGACATACCATTATCTTTAAGAGAGTGGATGGCCAGGCGGCTCGGAAGGGAATCATTCAGGCCTCAGCGACCAGCGAGACGATCGATGGAGTAGCTTCCCTCACCGGCGAAGTGGAGTTGACTGAGCTGGGACAAGCTGTGACAATGATGTGCGCGGCTTCTGGTTCTTGGATCATCTTGTAATATTATATCGATTTCGATAGTTTAGCACTATTGAGGTTTTCGGGGGCACCTTTCGGGGTGCCCCCATTTTCTTTGTAGAAATATGGGCTTTAGTTAACTAAGATACTATTTATTTCTGATCTAAAGTAGTTTTACTTTTACACTTTATAAGTATTTTTAGGGAGAAACCAATGTCTTCATTGCTGGAACAAGCAATTATTGACGCATCTGCGCTACGAGAAGCAGCGCTTAAGAGTGCGGAACAATCAATTATCGAAAAGTACTCGCCCGAGATTAAGAGAGCAGTACAGGTAATATTAGAACAAGGGCCACCGATGCCTCCGGGACCACCGGGACCACCCGGAATGCCACCCGGCCCGCCCGGAATGCCGCCGGGACCACCCGGCATGCCGGCACCCGATCCAACGATGGGACTTTTGCCACCGGGCCAAGCCATGGGCGGCGCACCCCCACCCGGCGCCGAAGGAGACCCAGCAGCCATGGCAGGTGTTCCTGTCGCTCCATTAGCAGCAGCAGATGGCGAAGCGTTGTGCCCCTGCCCTGATGAGGGTCAAGAGGTGGAAGTTGATTTAAACAGTTTAGCGGCAAAGATTGATGCCGAAGAGCAGGCCATGGAAGCTGCTCAGCAAGCAGGCATGCCCCCGGGCGCAATGCCCCCGCCGGGACCCCCCGGACCTCCGGGTATGCCCCCAATGCCGCCCCCAATGCCTCCAGGCCCAAGTCCGATGCAGCCCCCCGGTGGTGCTCCGGTCATGGAAAACTTGGATAACACAGTTTTATCCCTTAACAGGGACAAATTACAAGAGGTAGTTGATTCCGAAACCTCGGATTCCGCAGTTACCGACGAAATTGTAAATAGAATAGCCGAAGAAATAAGGTTAAATCTTGCGTCACCAGATAATATGGATGGCATGCCGGGAAGAAATGTTCCCGACGAGTCCGTAAAGTTGGCCCAAGAGCAAGCCGAAGCTGAGGCCGCAGTTTCAGAGGAGCAGGAAGAAGAGGATGATTCGTTGAAAGAGACATTACAAGCTCTTCAGCGAGAATTACTCTACCACAGAGATAGAAGCAGCAAATATGATAAAGTTTTTGCCAGAATGCAAGAGCACATCACTCGCGTTAATTTATCTAACGCTAAGCTGCTTTACACGAACCGTGTTTTGGGCGATCCCTCGCTGAATGAGCGACAGAGAAACAAAATTGTCGACGCGATCTCGCAGTGCGGTTCAGTAGAAGAGGCAAAAGTCATCTATGAGACTCTTCAAAGCGCAGTGGGTAGTACTACTAGTAGTAAAAAGCCACAATCACTACGCGAAGCTGTAACAAGAGACCGGTCACTTTTACTTCCTAGGCGCAAGCAGAAGAAATCTGTTGATACTCAATTGTATACACGGATGAAAACTCTTGCAGGTTTAGAATAGCACAAACATAAAACAATACAAACAAAAAGGAGAAATATTAAAATGTCTGTACTTCAGAAATTAACTGAGGGTATTGTTAGCAGAGATCTCGGAAAGGAGGGTACCGCACTACTGTCAAAGTGGGAGCGCACCGGACTTTTAGAGGGACTTGGTAACGAACACTCTCGTTCTAGTATGGCTCGCTTGCTTGAGAACCAAGCTAAAGAGCTACTCCGCGAGGTATCCTCTATGGGATCCGGTGGAGATGTTGAAGGTTTTGCATCCGTTGCATTTCCTATCGTACGACGCGTTTTCGGAGGCTTAATTGCTAACGATCTTGTTTCCGTACAACCGATGAGTTTACCTAGTGGACTTATCTTCTTCCTCGACTTTCAGTACGAGGGGGCCAGAGGCGCTGATGCCGCTGAAGAGTCACTCTTCGGTGGTGGAGTCGTTGGCCAGCAGATCACCGGTGGTGTCGATCTGTCCGCAGCCGCTGCCGAAAAGGGCTTCTACTCTATGCACCAAGGATATTCGTCCGCTACTGGTTCTACGACTATGACCCTCGCCATTCTGGCACACGGTACTGTTGGTGATGGATCCGCAGCTTCGGGTTCTACCCATGAAGGCGTTGGCTCGGCTTTCGTCCTTCAGCCTTCGGCACTTGGTAAAGAGTCTGCATATCGAGGCGGAGAAGATGTCACATTAGATCAGTTGGTACGCTATGATGCGGACCTTTCTGGTTCTGTTGTCGTCGTCACTATCGCTACTGCATCGACGGCTTTAGCACCTCAAGGTACCACGCCACTTGCGCTTGATAACTTGATTGCCATTGCACCCGATATTAGTGGTACTGCCACTTCGAACTGCGATCCGGCCAAGGTGCGTCTCGTTCGCCGTCTGACTCAGATTGTGGATGTTGATGGAACTCAGTCGCTTCGTGCTTTGGAAGGTCAAAACCTCGCCAACGCTCAAGTCATCATGGTTTGGGAACAAGTCGGCGGCCACACCGTCAGCGCTGCTTCTGGTGATCACATGGTCCAAGAGTTAACTGAGGCTGCCAAGACTTTCACTTTCCCGCTCAAGGATAACCTTGATAATGTGGGCGAGAGAGCACTTGGTGCAGTTGTCGGAGCAGACACTTGGGGACTGGAGAACTTAGGTAGTATTGCCGAGATCGACATCAAGGTCGATTCCGTAGCAATCACCGCGGCAACCAAGAAGCTCAAGGCTAAGTGGACGCCAGAGTTGGGACAGGATCTTAATGCCTATCACAACCTTGACGCCGAAGTCGAGCTTACTGGAATTCTCTCTGAGCAAATTGCTCTTGAGATTGACCGCGAGATTCTTAACGATCTCGTCCGCGGAGCAACGGCAGGTACCTACTACTGGGCTCGTTCCCCGGGTATGTTCGTCAACCGTTCAACTGGTAAAGAAATTGGAGCGTCTTCGGCTGCTCCGGACTTCACCGGTACGGTTAGCGAGTGGTATGAGACTCTTGTTGAGACCATCAACGATGTGTCTGCACAAATTCACCGCAAGACCTTAAGAGGTGGAGCTAACTTCTTGGTGTGTTCGCCAGAGGTTGCCAACATCCTTGAGTTCACCAGTGGATTCCGTGCTAACATCACCGCTGATGCCGATAAGGGCTCTGTCGGAGCAGTTAACGCTGGCTCTATTTCCAAGAAGTGGGATGTCTATGTTGACCCCTATTTCCCGCGGAACCTTGTTCTTGTGGGTCGTAGAGGCAATAGCTTCCTTGAGAGCGGGTATGTGTATGCACCTTATGTGCCACTGCAGACCACTCCTACAATCTTCGGAACGGAAGACTTCGTACCCCGTAAGGGCGTCATGACGCGCTACGGTAAGAAGATGGTCCGTCCGGATATGTATGG